ATAGATTAGAGTATCAAGAATGGGCTGACTTCGGTACAGGCTCAGGAAGACCAGAAAATATATTTGCTGGTAATAGTGATATTCTTTCTAAAACATCAAAGGATGCAATGGGCAAAGATAGATTACCAAATGGTAATTATATTCAAAAAACGGCTCAGCATTTTGTCATCGTATCTGATGGTAAATCAGCTGAAACGGCTTTGATATCAATGTCCTCGACTCAAGCAAAGGTTTCAAGAAAATGGAACTCGATGATGATGAGCATCACTAAAGATGGAAAAGATGGTCCCTACACACCGCCACCTTTTAGCCACATCTATAAGTTATCTTCAGTAAAAAATACTGGAAAAGGTAACGAATGGTATGGTTACAACATACAAAAGGTAGGAGAAATAACTGACACGAGTATCTATAATAGGGCAAAAAAGTTTTATGAAAGTTGCCATAGAGCCGATCAGTCAAACGGAAAAGTATCATAAGATTCCAGTCCGGTTGGAGTTGTGGGCGGCAGCGGGAGACTTAAACCGCCCATACAAAAGTTATGATGAAAGAATTAGAGAAATTTAAAGAAATATTTGAAGGCTTAGACTGTGCCTACGGTATAACGAAAAAAAGTACTCAGTTTACTGAAAAAGGTAAAAATAAAACAGACTCCTTTACCATTCACAAGCCGCCGATTACACAACTTTGGAATGATCATTTAATAGGAAAAGATCCTGCCTTAGCCATTATTCCAATAAATAAAGATAATAAATGTAAATGGGGATGTATTGACATAGATATATATCCTTTTGATCATAAAAAATTTATCCAAAAATTAAATAATAAAAAAATACCTGCAATTGTGTTTCGATCCAAATCAGGAGGAGCGCATTGTTTTCTTTTTACTAAAGAACTAATTCCAGCAATTATTATGAGAGCGAAATTAAAAATGATTGCAGCTGCGATGGGGTACGCAAGAGCAGAAATATATCCTAAACAAGATTATATAAAAGTTGATAGGGGGGACACAGGAAGTTTTCTAAATTTACCTTATCACGGAAATGAAAAAACAGTTAGATATGCCTTTAACGCAAACGGTGAAGGCTTAAGTTTATCTGAATTCTTTTCTTTTTATGAAAAAATAGCGCTAACAGCAAAAGAACTACATGATTTAGAATTGAAAGACGAAAAAGAAAAAGATGATGATTTCAGAGGCATATCGCCATGTCTAGAAGCTTTGCTTTCTGAAGGAGTCCCTGAAGGTCAAAGAAATAATTGCATGTACAATGTCGGTGTTTATCTTAAAAAAAGATATCCCGAGAATGGTTCTCCAGAAAAACAGGAATGGGAACGAAAGATGGAGCAATATAATACAAAATATATGAAGCCTCCGTGTGATAGTTCAGAAATGGTTAAAACCATAGCTTCTGTAAAAAATAAGGATTACCATTATAAATGTAAAGACGAACCTATTTTCAGTTTCTGCAATGCTAAAAAATGTATAACAAGAGAATTTGGTGTCGGTGATGACGCACCAGTACCTGAAATAACTGAAATTAGAAAATATGATTCTGATCCTCCTATTTACTTTGTGTCAATTGGAGGAGACAGTGTTGAAGTTGATGATGCAACTTTGCACGACCCAGAAAAATTTTCATTGGCTTGTATGAATCAAATAGGTCAACCAATGATGCCGGTTCCAAGGCATATTTGGAGAAAATTACTGATAAAACATTTCGCTAATTTAAAAACTGTCCCAGCTCCGGCTTCATCTAAAGTTGATGTTCAATTAAGAGAAATATTGGCAGAGTATATAAATAAAATACCAGGAAAAGAAATAGACGACGTTCTAAGAGGAATTGCGTACACAGACGAAGAAGGAACTACTTATTTTAAATTTCCAAAATTTTGGAAATATTTACTTAAAACTAAGTCTTGGGCTGAAAAAACATATCCTAAAGGAAAAACGATTAGACTGATGGAAACATTATTTGAAGTAGAAGAAAAAACTAAAAAATTAGCTGGAAAAAATAATCGAGTCATGATTATGAAGACAATAAAACTTGATAGACCAAATCCTAGAATTAATGAAAGGCAAAAAGAACCATGGGAATAAGAACAATTATACCCGGGCCTCCGGGAACCGGTAAAACTTTTCGACTCGTTAATCATTATTTAGAAAAAGAAATTAATGAATATAAAACAGATCCTCAAAAAATAATTTTTATTACTTACAGTAATGCTGGCGTCGATGAAGCAGCCAAAAGAATAAAACATAATCTTTTGTATATTAAAACAATGCATTCTTTGGGAACAAGGGAACTTAAGATTAATACATCGAAACTATTATTAAGTGGCAAAAGAAAATGGCAAGTATTTAAAGATTACCCAAATCATCAAGCGTATCAAAGTATGTCCTTTGAAACTAAAGTAGATACTGCAGGCAATCCTAGATATGAGAACAATCATATGCGAATAATACAGTACGCCAGATCTAAAAAAATAGATTTAGAACAAGCAGCTTTTGAACTATCCTTAGAGCATGAAGAAATAGATTTTACTCATCAGCTAAACCAAGATTTAAAAACATTTAAAGAGCACACTAAAATGATAGAGTTTCATGACATGATAGAACTATTTGAAAAGAAAGATAGAATGAACAATCCAGATAGTTTAATTAGTGGAGTTGAAGCAGTTTTTCTTGATGAAGCTCAAGATTTAAGTCCCTCACAATTTGATATGTTCTTTTATATAGAAAAAAATTGTAAAAGATCATACATAGCTGGAGACGATGATCAAACTATTTACACTTTTCAAGGCGCTGATCCTAATATATTTATAAACTTACAAGGAAAATTTGATAATCAAATTCAATCGCATCGAGTTCCAAGGAAAATTCACGCAAAAGCTTTAGAAGTACTACGCCAAATAGATAATCGTTTAGACAAATCTTGGGACGCTAGAAAAGCTGAAGGAGAACTTTTTGAACACTATCACTTAGACAATATAGATTTTACCGAAAAAAATTGGATGGTATTAGCTATGACTAACAAATTATTAGATGAAATAGAAAAACACTTTTTTAGAGTTGGAATAAGATTTAAGCGTAAAGGAAATAAGATTTTAACTAATGATATTTTAAAATCTTATCAAACATGGATTCTTTTACAAAAAGGCGATTCAGTTAAAGAGAAAGATGCTAAGACAATGTATAAAGAATTTATTAGATATAAGGATGGTCATGTAGCTCATGGTTTTTCCAGTGGGGACTCTTTAGAAGGAATAGAGTATGTGAGCTTAAATGAATTAAAAAAAGATCACGGGTTGCTAGCATCAGGAAGCTGGGAACAATTCAAAATTGATGAGGACACAAAAAATTATATAAAAACATTATTAAAGAAAGGTGATGATTTAATGAGTAATACTAAAATAGAATTATCCACCATGCATGGTTCTAAAGGAAGAGAATGTGAAAATGTTGTTTTATTTATGGACTATGGAACTGAAAGTCAATGGCTTTTTTTACGAGATGCTGAAAGAAACCCTGACGCACAACATAGATTAATCTTCGTAGGAATAACTCGAGCTAAACAGCGATTATATATCATGGCACCTTTAACGGATAAATATTACACGATAGGAGAACCAATTATATGAGACCTCATTCTATCGCTAGTGAACTTGTCTTATTATCAATGATGACTTTTTATTTTGGAATCAAACTTTATTTTATATTTACATGAACCCCTACGATAAACAAATTGGAGGAAGCCACTACAAAAAAATGAAAATCCAGCCAAGCAAATTTGTTATAGAGAATAAATTGCTTTTCCCAGAAGGAAATATTATTAAATATATTTGTAGACATCAATATAAAGGAGGAAAGGAAGACTTGGAAAAAGCTAAACATTTTATCGATATGATAATTGAAAGGGATTATAAATGATATCTGAAGCTTCTGTAGAATGGGTTAGTCCGGAATCTTTTCCAGACCTTAAGCAACATAAATATATTTCAATCGACTTAGAAACAAAAGACCCGAACTTAACCACTAGAGGTTCCGGGGCTTTAGTTGATGACGGAAAAATTATCGGAGTCGCAGTAGCTGTTCCTGGGTGGAAAGGGTATTACGCTTTTGGTCATGACAAAGGAAATTATTTTGATGAA